GGGGGGGGGGGAGTACCCCGTTTCGGATTCCGGCTGGAGGCGCAATCACCCAATACGCACATAAAATAGCTACGAATCGAATCCAATTACCCCTACCCCCTATTTAATCGGATTGACAAAACGAATCCCATTCAGCCGAGCCAGCAAAATGCAGCATTGACCGAACGGGATTAGACCTTTCTAATCTGTGTTATTGTTGATTTGTTTGGTCAGGCGGTTGATTCTCTACGATGCTGGTAGCCCACTCATTTGTCCAAGCCTCACGCATTTTGAGGATGTCTGTTTGGCAGTCCATTCCGGCCTTGAAAGCATCGGTGCAGATTCCTTCGATAAATGTGTACAGGTCGTACCAATAGTCCTTGCCTTCCTGTGTATTGGCAAAGTTCATTACGGATGCTACTGCTTCAGCGTAGGTATCAACGCTGGCATTTTGTAATGCCCAATTATTTGCAGCGTATTCTTGAATTCTTCTGCCAATCTCGGTATGCGAGTGGTCAGCTAAATGTTCCCGAATTGTCTTCATTAGTCGATGGGGTAGATTTGCGGAGGGCGAGAAAAGACCATTGATGCGTATATTTTACATTGCGTAGGGGTCAGCCAAGTTATTTCCGGCAGGTCGCTACTTCTCATTTTGGTGCTTATTGAGTTCCCGTTTCTGTCGCAGTCGAGTATTAGGCCGTTTCCAACTACTACGATTTGCCATTCGTTGATTAGGAATCCTCCGAACATTAAGTCGGGATGTAGAAGTGATTCGTCATCTACGAACATTGCCTCGTTGCCTTGAAGGGAGATGGTCGTAAAAACCTCACATTCGAGTGCTGTGTGAATGTCCTTGATGTTGCTTTGTCCTACTTCGACCAAGCTAACGGATTGCGTACGGCTGTTTATGTGCAGCCCTTTGATTAGTTTCTTTTTCATATTTGCAGTTGTTTTGTTTTGCTCATTAAAAGTACATCTTTATTTTGTAACTGCAAAATATATTTAATGTTTCTGCAAAAAACCTTATGACAAAGGAATTAAACCTTTCAAGCCCAAACATTTGGAATCATAAATACTTGGAGGCCGTTCTAAGGCCAAAAATCTACAACATCCTCTATGGAGGTGCTGGTTCGGGCAAAAGTCAGACCCTGATTCAGATGTTTCTCGCTGAAATCCTGAACCACCACAAGAATCAGAACCAAACCTATATCGTGATGCGTAAGGTAGCCGCTACTATACGCAATTCAGTTTACGGGGACTTCAAGAATAAGATTGCCGAGTGGGGAGTAGAGCATCTTTGCAAGATTTATCAGGGGGTCTATGAGATACATTCAGGTACGAACCGCATTATTTTTATGGGGGTTGATAACCCCGAAAAGCTAAAGTCCCTGACCCAAGCGACCTATATTTGGATTGAGGAAGCCACCGAATTAAAGGTTGAGGACTATATACAGATTACCCTGCGCCTACGGGGTCGTTCAGAGCATACAAAGAGATTCTTCCTCACATTCAACCCTGTTTCGGACAGCCATTGGATTAAGAAGATGTTCTTCGATGAACCCAGCCCAAAGGAGAAGGATAACATACTAACCCTGCATTCAACCTATAAAGACAGCCTGAAATTTCTCGACCCCGAATACCCTATTCGTATGGAAGCCCTGAAGGATATTGACCATACCTATTGGGATGTCTATGCGAACGGAAATTGGGGAGTTTGGGACAGGGAATCCCTGTATATGCAAAAGTTTGACCCTGAAAAGCACATTGTGAAGGCAAAAATAGCAGCGCATCCTGATTTCCCGTTGTATTTAAGCTGGGATTTCAATGTCGTGAACACCTGTGTCGTTATGCAGTATGTTTTGAACGGGGCTGGGGCTGACCACTATGCAACTATAAATGTCCTCAAAACCTACCGGATTGGCGACCTTGAAACACTATGCAAGACTATACGAGAGGAATATCCGCATAATAACTACATTATTACGGGCGACCCTGCCGGAAGAAGCCGTTCATCGCTATCGCAGGGAAATGTCAGCGCATATCAGCTACTATTGACCTATATGAATCTGCCGCCTTCGGCATTACAGGTAATGTCCAGCAGTCCGAGCCACCTAAATACCCGTATAATTGACACACTTGTATTTTCTAAATGCCATGTTCAGATTGCCGGACAGGGCAATGAAGCCCTTATAGGCGATTTCAAGGAAGCAAAGATTGATGCCCGAATGTCCCTTGATTCGTGGAAGGCAAAAAATCTCGACAAGTCCCACGCATTGGATGCTTGGAGATATTTTTCATATCAGAATTTTAACGACATTGCAAGCGATTACAATCTCGACAAGTACAATGCCTTTATGTTGCCCTGACCCCTACCAAATCTGCCAGCCATTTCCGGCTTGCCCATTTGAGGCTAAAATTGTAGTCCCTGTGGCCTATGCAGCCCCAGCAAGCATACACACAATTGTGTATAAAAAGTCAAACAATACAGCAATTGGCTGGACAGCCACTCCCGACCTGATTTATCAGGCAGTAGATTTGCCAATGTCAGACCCTTGCTGGTTAAATCAGTACGGAGGCACATACCTGATTAAATTCTTTGACATTTCCGACTTCCAAAATCCAATAGCATTTACGGCACAGGACGGGAAGGTGCATAACTCAATATCATTCACAATAGGTGCTGAAGATGCACAGGGAGCAACAATAATTATTAACGCATTTTCCTAATGAACAATGTATATACTTCAAAGTGTGGGAATGGGCAGCGGAGGGGCTGCTGCATTATTGTTCCCGATGCTGATGGTGGCAGCGACCAGCAGCCTATTGTCCTATTTTTTGAATTACCTGCTGGACAATCACCCACTTGGGCAGTTCTATCTATCTCAGATTCAGAAGCTACCGGAGAATATAGCGAAGGTAGCAGGTGAATGTTTGCTGTGTTCAGGTGCTTGGCAGTACCTGATATTGGCTTTCTTCTATTTTGAATTACCTTTGCCGATATGTTTGATTGGATTAGGCGCAAACCACGCATTTCTAAGATTGCTGAACCACTTCACGGAGAAGATGGAGGACAATCATTGGGGTCTATAACTGAAGAAAATTCAGGGAAGCCCCTGTATAAAGGTAATGCACCGAAAGAGAGGCACGACCAAATAGAATACGCATTCACCAGCGGAGGCCGACATTTTTTTAAGTTTTCGGCTGATGTTAATATCCCATTTCAACGGGCTGTCGCAGCACGGGATATTTTAACTGAAAACCTATGGCAAATAAGTCCTGATACACTTAGGGGATGGAATGCAAGCCTTGTCGCCATTTTGACTGACCCTAAAAAACAGCCCGACCGGAAACTTTACGAGATTGGAATCTTGGCGGCAAGGCTGGAGGAATCAGTTAATCTATCATTCAGCCTCGAAAGAACCCTCAAATTGGCAAGTGTTCTGTATTTTGATGAACAAGAAAACCCACTTGATTACCAATACCCATACAACCAAGACAAGATTAAGTTTTGGATGAAGCACAACGATGTTGATGGTTTTTTTTTGAATCTGCCGGACAACTATTATCTGCCCTCTTTGACCGAATTGCAAATGAGTTTAGCGACCTATTTACAAGCAGAAACAAAACAAAAAATAAACAGCCTGAAACATTTTATTTCGAGTTTGCAATCCAGCAATACAAACGCAGATTTGAAGAAGCAATTGATATTACAGGGGGAGATGTTGGAGCATATACTCGATTGGTCGAAAGGCCAATTTACGAATATTACCTAATCTACAATAGGGCAGTTCGGGAAAGGCGCAAGGCAAATTCAGCAGCACGGGCATTGTCCTCAAAGTAAATTGGAAATAAGTACATTTGCGAAAAGCATACGCAGATGGCCTTATCCAACAACGAAATTAATGTTAAGTATGTCCTTGACATTACCGACCTGAATCGGGCGGCAACCGCATTTGATAAACTAAGCGAGGAAGAGAAGCAAGCCCTACTGAATCTCAAAAAGTATAATTCAGAAACCAAAAATACGGGGCAGGGTCTTGGAGCAATAGGCAGCATTGCTACTAAGGTAGGAGGAATTATTTCGGGCATATTTGTTTTAGATAAAGTCGTGGCCTTTGGAAAGCAAGTCCTTGAAGTAACCACAAGATTTGAGCAACTAAATAAAGCCATTGCATTTGCGGCTGGCTCGGCTGAAAAAGGAGCAGAGCAATTTCAATTCTTACAGAATCTTGCTCAAAAGCTGGGAGTTGATTTAATGGCAATGACCGAAGGGTACAAAACATTTTCTGCATCATCAGTCCTTGCCGGAGTATCTATTCAGGAAACTAATAGACAATTCGAGGCAGTAACAAAGGCTGTATCTGCATTAGGATTAAGTTCAGATGATGCAAAGGGGGTATTTCTTGCAATGGGTCAGATGATTTCGAAGGGAAATGTGCTTGCCGAGGAATTACGAGGCCAAATCGGGGAAAGATTGCCAGGCGCATTCAACCTTGCCGCCCGTGCTATGGGGGTAACGACAGCCGAATTAGGCAAAATGATGCAAAAAGGCGAGGTAGCATCTAAAGATTTCCTACCAAAATTCGCAACGGAACTTGATAAAACATTTGGCAAGACAGCACAGGAAAATGTAAACTCATTAACCGCAAATCAGAACAAGTTCAATTCAGCAATAGACAAAATGATTTTGGCTATTGGTAATCGACTCGAACCATTTTTGAAGGGAGCATACCAATTAGCCACAGGAATAGCAGAGCAAATCGAAAGGGCTGCTAACAATGGAGCGACTAAAAAAGCAACGACAGAAACAATAGCTGCTAAAAAAGTGGAAAACGAATTAGCCAAAGCCGTATTTGACCTTGACCAAACCAACACCATTAGAATTACTAAAAGGAATCACGAACAGATTAGGCAGAAATTAGCCGTGCAAAAGTTATTAGAAATGGAGGACAGAAGGGGGGCTAATTTGGCTGCACAGGCAGATGCAAGGTTGAGCAAGGACAATTTAAGGCTGAAGAAACTTGAAAATGAATACAAGGTGCTGGAACAAATGGAAGAATTGTATGCTAAAATGGTAGGCGCACAAATTACTCCACCAGCCCCACCACCAGCCCCAGATGATACGAAAAAGAAAAAAGGTAAGACAGCAAAAGAAATTGCAACCGAGCAGTATCAGGCAGAATTGGAAGCATTAGCAAACCAAAAAGCAATTGAGGCAGAGAAAATACGGCTATACAATGACGAGAAGAATAGAACAATTGATATGGCAGAACTCGATATGGTCTATAATGGCAAAGTTTATGAGGTCGCCAAAAGGTATCAGGATAAAAAGGTAGATGATGCTATTCAAGCCGCAAAGATTCTGCCTGTTACCCTCGCCTTGAATTTCAAAGACATCAAGCAAATGTATTTCGAGCAAGGGAGAGATGAACTAAGGATTCGTTCAGAAAACGAGGAAAAAATAAATGACGAGGCCTATAAACTTGCTATAAAGAATATCAAAAGGCTAAAGGCCGCAAAAGATGCTGGAACGAAGGAACTTTTATTAGGAAGCACACAGGAGAAAATGCAGCTTATTCAGAACGAAATAGATATGAATAACCAGCTAATGGCATTAAATGATAAAGCTACACAGGATGGAGTAGAAGCGGCTCTTGATGCTAACGAAGAACTGATTACCGCTAATAGAGAACTATATGCCGAACTTGCACGGCTACGAAAAAAGGATGCCGATGACACGAAGGAAAAGGAGAAGTATAAGGAGGAATTGTATCGGCAGACCTACGAACTTTTAAGTACATTGTCAGATGGGGCATTCAAGATATATAATCAGAACCTCGATAATGAACTTACCTTGATGAACAAAAGGTATCAAAAGGAAATTGAATTAGCCGGAGATAATCAACAGCGCAAGGATGAACTTGAAGAAGAAAGATTAGCTAAAGAAAAAGAGATTAAGCTAAGACAATTCAGGGCTGAACAATTACAGGGAGTAGTTCAGGCCACAATTGCCGCAGCCCCTCTGATTGTAAAATACACCGGAGGACTTCCAGCAACAGCCGCAAATCTTGCTTTGACATTGGGCGCACTATCGGCTCAAATCGGCCTGATTTATGCACAGCCTGTTCCCGAATACGCAGAAGGAACAAAGGATAAGCCACACACAGGAGGATGGGCTATTGTCGGGGAACAGGGAACAGAGAAAATTGTAACAAAATCCGGCAAGGTTTATTTTACCCCACCAAGAGCAACCCTTATGGACTTGCCGCAGGGCGCAGAGGTTATCCCAAATAAGGAACTTGCATATTCCGAAAGATATCCGCTATCGTATTTGGGCAGGGGCTGGAACACACATTCCTCTACCGAAGGAATCGAAACAAGGCTTGATGGACTTGCTGGAGTATTGCAGAAACTTCCTATACATCAACTTAACTTAAACGAAAAAGGATTTGAACGATATATTCGCACTCCAAGTAGGACAACTAAAATACTCAATAGTAGATTCCCTTCTGCTTGATTAGAACAGGTTATTTGTTTGCAAAGGCCATCGAAAATTTCGGTGGCTTTTTTTATACCTTTGCTCTATGCCTAATTGGAAGTTCTTTTTGAATGGAACAGAGGTCGAAGAACCTATTGGATGGGATTCGGTCGAGTTCAGGGCTAATAGGCTTGAATCGCACGGCATAGACCAAGAGTTCAGCACCGAATTAACATTCTATGGTCTTGGGGCTAAAATCCTAAAGGCTGAGTTCGATGCCAACTTTATAAATAGCGATACAACAATTATTATACAACAGATTGCAAATGGAGAGGTAAAATTTACTTACAGGGGCGCAATCAACTATTCTGTTTATTCAGAAACCAATAACTGCAAGACAGGAGATAATACTATATTAGTTGGAATCCAAAGGGACATTTTTACGGATAAATTTAAGTCAAGACTTGACAACGAAATTGACCTGATGTCCTTAAAGGATATGGATGGGAATGAAGTACCAGCCCTTAATCTTGTCCCAATCAGAACGCATTCTCAGCCGCTTCCTTTGGTTGCTAATGGAGGGAATCAGTCAAAAGGTACTGACCAAACTATATTTATGGATGCCACCTTCCCATACACATCTAACGGATGGAGTCGGGATAATTTCTGCAAGATGACTCCGGTATATTGGGATTCAACAGATTTCAAAGGTGCATTATTCGGGAATACAAATAATACCAGCGGCTACAACTTTGATATTACCAATTGCATTTTTGTGAACAATGGGAGTACCACTCGATATTTCAAACTTGATGTAGGTGCTATTCAATATAAAATGTGGTGGCTGTTAATACAATGGTACGCATCTCCTATCCCATTCCCGTTCCCACCTGAAGGATGTTCAATGAACATTACCCTGACAGCCCATGTTGTTGATTCAGGCGGTAACGATGTGTCCCTTGACTACCTTTGGGATAGCCCATTATGTTACATAACAGATGATTATCCACCACATCAGGAAATCTGCGGTCTTACTAATCCTGTAACAGCTAATGTTACAATTCCCGTTGGGGGTAAATTGTTGCTATATTTTCAATGGGGAGGTAACGGGAATATAGTTGTTGGCACTAATTACTATGGAACACCAAGCGAAGCCGCAGTTCGAATACAAATAGGAAGCGACTGCAATGGTAACGATTGGAAGTACAGGGTTAGGCTTTCTGAAATAAGCGAATCCACAGCCTCAATTACGAATGTTGTATATATAGAAGACTACCTGAGAAGGCTTATATACCTAATGACAGGAAACCCCGATGGATTAGTTAGTAATACATTTAGTGTTGCAAATCAGGGATGTTACCACAATAATGCCCTAACAACGGGTATGCTATTGCGTAATATCAGCCTTCCCAACGGAGCGACCACACAAATCAAGACTTCATTCAAAAGCATTTTTGAGAGCCTCGATGCTATATTCTGTCTTGGATGGGGGCTTGAATTAAGTCAGGACGGCTCATATAAGGTAAGGATTGAAGAACGAGAGTATTTCTATTCTGACTTCATTTCAGAAACCTTTACGAATCCAAGCGAGGTCAAGATTACAGCTAATGCTGAAAAAATGTATAGCAATTTTCTTATTGGCTATAAAGAAAATTGGAAAAATGTCGCACTTGGCGGCTCAGTTGCTGTTCATAGCTACCGAAGCTATACTATACCAAATAATGCAATTCAAGATGGTGGGAGTTCGAAATTAGAAGCCCTGTCAGAAATAATTGGCGAAGGGGTTGCAATTGAGTATAGCCGTAGGCTGAACCTAATTGAAGCAACCGCTGCATCAAGCGACCAGCGAAACGATTACGAAACCTTTATTATTTGGCTTAATCCTACCGAGTTCACGGGCGGCTATCTTTACTACCTGCCGACCGAAACAGAGCCTACAACATTTGCCCCATTACAGGCATCTGCAAGTAGCGGATTTTCAGATACGGATGCGGATGACATTGGAAGCAGGTATAATCTTCTGCATAGTCCCCGTAGAATGGCTATGCGACATTATCAGTTCGTTGCAAGCAATTTCTTTGGGCTTCCAAACAAAACCCTAATCTTTAATAATTCAGAGTATCAGGCAGATATAGGAATTAAGATTTACGACTACTTCAGCCCCGTATGCTCGATTCTGGAATCTGAGCCAAATACATTTTTGTACGAAGATTCAAACCTGCAACAATCAGATATTGTTTCCGGTAGGAATACTCCGATTCTAAAGCCCGTTAAAATCGAAGTGGAATTCCCACAGGCATTTTGCGACTTCATTACGATGGTTCTCCAAAACCAATATCAAAAAATCCGTATAGTTGCAAACGGGGTTGATTATCAAGGATATATCAACTCAGTTACAAATATGCCGGAGGATTCAAGTAATGGAGGCAAAACAAAATTTACCTTATTTGCATACGATATTGGTTCTCCACAGGAAGGAGGCGCACCGCCACCACCTCAAATTGGACCATACAATGATTCATACAACAACGCATATTTGTAAAAAAATAAAGCTATGCCAATTAAAACATCAGCGCAACTAATAACGCAGTCTAACAATACATTTGCTGATTCGCCACCAGCAAACATTACCCCAACCAACCACAGGGAGTGGAATGTAGATGCGGTAGATACAATGTTTAGTATAGGCGGTCGGGTAATTACGACAGCGCAAATGCAAGACATAATAGACAATGAAGAACTTGTTGCTGGGACACAATATTTTGTAGCAGATTATCCATTCCCGTGGCTTAATTCAGGAACTAACCCTTTAATTGTTACTGCCGCAAGCGGTAGTAGTCTATGCAATCTTGCCTTTTGGGTGTCTGATGCTTATACGAGAAACCTGACAACTTGTTGGATAGCGGCTGATTTATCATCAATTGCTCTTGCCTCTTGGACAGGGAATGGTAATAATTCATATTTTAATTTCTCTCCATATCTAACAAATCTTTCCCAATCTGATTTTTTTGAAGGAAGCGAAATTATGGTTCAAGGCAATAATGCGTCAGTGATGCCATATTTTATTGCTCAGACTAACCATTTTGACCCTACGCAATTTTACCAGCAAAATGTATGGGGGATTAACCCATCTTCTGAAAAGGTAATGGCTACCATTACAGACCCTTCTCAAATGTTTGTATGCCCAAATAATGGCACAGCAGATTCTTGGGGAATAGATGGCCTCGGAGTAGCAAAAAGCATACAATATTATGCCGTAACCAATATTACAGATATTTGGGGCTATCAAGATTCAAATTTTGTAAAAGTGAATGGAACAATACACGGAACACTAAGAGGATATGCAGATGCTTCATTTGGGACAGGAGATGCTATTTTTGATTTTTTACTTCCGTTCCCAGCAAGCAGCGATATATTCATTACAGGCCACGGGCATTTTTCTAATGCAGAAGGACACATTGTGCTTTTATATGTATATGGTATGACCGGACAAAATAATAGGGCAAGAGTAAGAATGCGCCTATACGGAAACCACAACGACCCAATTACCGGAGATTTCTTTCTCACATTCGCATATAGTTAATGGCAACCATAAATCAATTTTATAGGTGGAATATCCCTGACAGGCACGGAGCATTCTATCCTGAAGTGAATCGGCAGACATCCTATATGTCTGCCATTTCTGTTTATTTACAGGCGCAGTCTTGGACTTCAAATAGCTTGGTAAGTGTTATTTCGCAAATCAGAAGCTACCTGAACTCCACCTACAACAATAAAGAAATGGGTGGGAACTTTGTTGCCGAAAGATATGGTGCAAACATTGACCCAGCAGACCCAACCCCAACATCGTATTTTTTACGGGTGTATAACCCTGAAACTTATAGCTACCATTCGGGTCAATATATTGAGATTGAATTTGTAGTCAGTTCGGGGATAATTTCTACTTGGGTTATTTTTGATAATAGTTACCCTACGGCCTATACTTCAAATGCTCTACCATTTAGACCAGCAATTGAAACGGATGCTGTAAATGCTATGAATGCAAGTATGTCTATTGGCTATGGTGAGTTCCCAAAGTCGTATAGGCTAAATACCTACACAGGAGTAGCAATAAGCAATCTTGCAAGGGCAAAGGCACTTACAAATTCCTCAGATTATGTATGTCCCGTAAGAACAGGAAGCCTAAGTCCAATTGAGCCAACCTATATAATAGACTTCCAAACCCAATTAAGTAGCGATGAACAATATATTGTTCGCCTTATTTGGGATATAATTGAAAGGGGTTTCTACCTTTATTCAGTAGGACAGCAGCCAACTATTGCCGAGTTAATCGGATATGTAAATTCAACAATTACCCCAATACTACCCGTTGGCTGGACAGCCGACATTTATACTTCAGGTTACTTTGTAGAAATTACATTTACATCTGCACTTACCGACCTGAAACTTATAGGTCAATTCGATGGTACAAACCCGTGGTCATTTCAAAGGTTCTATAAGGATGTAAATTATACCACCCCATACTTAATTGACAATTTCTTTAGCGACCTGCCATTTGAGCCAAACTACGGGAATACTTATCTTAACTATTGGTTCGACCTTGAAACTATTAAGTTCCCTGAATTAGACCAGCAAGGATTAGCCGAATATCCTCTACCTGTCAAGTCAGGAGATTTGATTCAGTTTACAAGTCCTGTGGAACTAATGAACCTATTCGGGAAAACCGGAGTTCAGTTTGGGGTTATGGATTGCGATGGATTAGTAGTAGCAAAGAGAATCCGACTTATAGATATATATACCCCGTTTTTGACATACACTTTCAAAGCGGAAGTATTTAATGCTGGGACAGCAGAGAAGGACTTAGATTGGTTTGTTACTACAATTTACAACGACCCATTGTGGGACGAGAATTTAACGATATACATTGGCAGCACGACCTATGGTTCTGCCTCAATCGCTACCATTCCAAAGTCGAGCATTGATGTTTCTACGACCCAAACATTTGTGGACAGCATCTGCAACTATTCGGGGTATAATTCAGACATCGTTTCCGTTACGGGTTATACGATTGATAACGGGCAAAGGGCTGTTTTTGAATTTGTAATAGGATATCCAAACAGCGGTGCTTACACTTCTAACCACGAAGATTCGGTAATAATGGAATGTGTCGTAGATGGTTCAGGATATAATATAAGCGATGAGAGCATTATTAGACCATCCGAAACCAGCCCACAGATTTCGCCCGACCAATACTGCAATTCGGTAATTGAAACACTTACCCTTCCAAAATACTACAACTTGGTAATTCCAAGCCTTAGTCAAGGAATCTATCATTTGTTTGCCTACAAGGAAACCGAAGAAACTTGCGACATTTTCGCAATCTCAAACCAAATAAAGCACGATGACTCAGATGGATTTTCTACTATAATTGAGTATTGGGACGATGACCGAACAATCAATGCTGGCTTAGATGAACGATTAGTTTGGAACGGAACAACAATAAACCCAAGAACCACAAGGCTAAGAATCGGCTTAAATGGTGGTGGAGCAAAGCCAAAAATTGAAGAGTCCATTTATAGGCAGTCTGACGGAATTTTCAAAAGGCCTATAAATAAATTGGATTATACATTAGATTTGCATACTGATTTCTTTGATGAACCAACTCAAAGGGCTATGGTCGATGCCACTCGACATCAAAACTTTATTTGGAACGGCAAAGCAGTCTTTTTTAATGGAGATATCGAGGTCGCCACTATTCAAGATTTCTCCACGCAATCCTCCTTTGAGCCATTGGCGCAAATGAAGATGCAGGTACTTATTCAGGGCTACCAGCCCACAAATAGCGATTGCGCTTGTTAAAATACTAAAATGAGTACATTTTCACTAAGCTGCCCCTCGATTGGGTGCTATCAAAACTTCCAATGCGACCCCGAATTTCAGAACAAAATCGTGGCTGTCGCATTCGTGAAAAAAACGGCTGCATTATCAGCAGTTCAGAAATCTACCCCTGCACTATGGCAGACAGCATTGTATAATAAGTACCTTGCTGGAGATGCCGTAATTGTATTTAATGTGTCGGGTGATAAGCCAAAACCCGAAACTGCAACTACCGCAGGTCGTGGATTACAGGTTACAAAGACATTGGCTAAGACCCATACACTTAACTATTCCGATATGCAGGGAGTAGTTCAGGGGAATGTAGAATTCTATAACGATATTCTTTCTTCTTCCAGCCAATACGATTTTTACTACTTCACTCCTAATCGAATTTGGGATGCAAGTGGGAACTACATCACGGTCATTGGCGACCCTGTAATCACAGCCGAAATCAACACTTATCAGACGGCTGAAGTCGTAGTTACTTGGGTATCTAAAACTAATCCGCTTCCATACGAGTTTGATACTACCAGCTTCCTCGAAGGTCTATACATTATTGTTGCAAATGCAACCTATCCGGATTTCGTTGTTACTACAACTTCAGGAGGAACGGCTGGCAGCACATTCACAGCAGACCTAAATGTTGCTGGGCTTACACTTGGCTCATTACTTTGGGAGGTCGTAAATTTCGATGCCGGAGATACAGGTAGCAACTCATACGCAACATTCCCCGACCCTACACTTGGGGTAATGGAATGGGAGTTTGATACTAACGGAACTGCCACCGCTACCATTTCGGTATCTACTGAAAACGGCTGCGTTATTGGTCAGCAAGATGTAACATTTGTTGTTTCCGCTGCATAATGACAATTGAGCAATATATCGGGGTAATTGCACGACACCTTCTTGACGATAAATGTCGGGATGGTAAATTGGAGTATATTAAAGAAGCCCGTGAAAAATACGAGGTGCTTGAATATCACTTTGAGGGCGATTACCCCGAAAAATTGCTTAAAAACAATCACCCATCCGAAGAACTTTGGATGCGTGAGTATCGCAGAATGCGGTGGCAAGCCCCAACCAAAGTAGCCACCGGAAGGGTATATCAATTCTTGCAAAAAATACAGCAAGCAGACGATTTTAAGATTCGCTGGGAAAAAGACTTCCAAAAAACAGGAATTGCAGAGCAGGTAGATAACCGGAATAATACACTCCCATTTTATGTTTCTAATGGGCTTCCAAAATACAAGTCTTTGGAAACTTGGATATTCAATGTATTCCTAAAGACATACCTGAAGGATTCTAATGCTGTATGCGTAGTCCTGCCCGAATTTGAGGAATTTGTCAAGTACCCTAAAGATGTATCTGACCTGAATTGGGCAAAGCCCGTTCCTTTTATTGTGTGCAGCGATGATTTATTATACGACTGCGAGGACTATGTAATTTGGGAAACTGAAGAATGGAAAGATGCAAACCAAAAGAAATGGAAGCAATATTTAGCCCTTACCACAGAAGGGCTTATGCTTTTCAGGCAGATAGCACCATTTAAGGAGCAGTCCCCATTTGAGGTCTATACCATTCCGTATTCCTTTATACAACTTCCAGCCTTCAAGGTTGGGAATGTCATTTACGAGGAAGAAGATGGTCATATCATTTACGATTCTGTAATTGAGCCGTGTATTCCAGCTTGGAATGAAGTCCTGTTTAGGTCTGATGACCTAAATGTGATGTATGCAGTCCACGCACTTCCGCAGAAATGGGCATTAAAAAATTCCTCCTGTAAG